ATGGGGAAACCGAGAAAACAGCCGTTGCGGCCAAGCCGGCAGCCGATCCCACGATGCCCAACTACCGCATCGCGATCGCCTGGTGCAAGGTTTGCGACCGGCACGTAGACGTGGAACTGATGATCGACGGCTGCCTCACGACGACCGACGAGCGCCAGCAACAGCAACCCTTCGACTCGCTGAAGGCGCCGCGCTGGCTGCCGAGCGCGCTGCTGCTGTGCGCGAAGGGCCACACCATCATGCGCGTGGGCGTGACCAATGAAGACTCGTAACCCACGCACACCGTACTGGCTACGCCACCCGATCCGCGAGTGGTACTACCGCCGCAACAAGCCGCTGCCGCGCTGGGTTTGCTGGCATGGCTGGGACTGGGAACGCATCGTGCTGCTGGCTTCGCTCGCAGTGCAGGTGGGGATCATCGTCGTGGCGTTTGCGCGCTGCCTGGCGGCTGCGCAGGTGCATGGATGACCTCATCGTTCACAACGGGAAACGATAAACCGCATAGCGCCGTGAGCACGCGGATCAGTCGAGCGATCAGGTGCCAGAAATCACGGGAATATATCCAACGATTGTTCACTAAACAGGACAACACCATGAACCGCGACAAGATGGAAAGCGCTGCGCTGCAAACCCTGCTGGACTGCGCCGAAGGACAGGTGAAGCGCCTGACCGACGAACGCGAGAACCTGACCAACGAACGCAATGCCCTGCGCGCTGACAACGACGCACAGCGCGGCGAGTTGCGCGAAGCCAAGGCCGAGCGCGACACCCTGCGCAACCGCAACAACGCCCTGCACTGCGAACTGGGCGAATCGGAAGCCAAGCGGGCATCGCTGCACTACCACTGCCAGATCATCGAGCAGCGCAACACCGACCAAGCGAACATGCTGAAGGACGTGATCGGTGCGTGTGGCCTCACCGAGATGCCATTCGGCAAGTCGCCAGCCGACGTGGTGCGCGAGAAGATCGAAGAACTGAAGCGCACGAGCGGAAACGCCAAGCTGCGCGATGCCGAAGCCCACCAGACCATCCACCGGCTGGAACGCCTCAACGATGCGCTCGTCTTCACGCGCGACCACTTGGAGAAGCGGAACGACGAGCTGCAAGCCACCATCAACCAGCAAGGCGACACGATCCTCGAACTGACCGGCCAGCGCGACGAAGCACGTTCGCGGATCACCAGCGAAACCGGCCCCGGCATACGGATCAACCTTCCAGGCGTGTACGTGGCCGAGCGCAAGGACAGCGGCCTCTTGGGCATCACCCGGTACGCGCATCGGGATGCGGTCGTGCTGACCCGCGATTCGCTGGATGACAACAACCAGCCGAAGTTCTGGAAGGTGTTCGAGACCGGCACTGGCGAACTGCAAGCCTATGCGCCGCCGGCTGACGTGCAGGTGCGGATGGGACTGGTGAACGATCCACTGGCTGGCATGCGCGGCCCGATGGTCGGCCAACCTGGCCCCAACGGCGTGTGCGAGTGCGAAGGCCGCGTGGCCCGGCTGGAACTATGGGCTAAGTCGGCCGGCTACCGCATCGGCAACCCGTTCGCGTTCTGCGACGCGATCCGCCGACCGGCCGACACCGATGCCGCGCAACGAGTGCTGGATCGCCTGATCCGGCTGGAACGCTTCGCCGAGAAGATCGCGCCAAGCACGTGGAGCGACACGAAGTGAACACCGGCATGATCCATCGTGCTCGCCTGCGCCGCTGGGCATCCGTCAACGGCACGCCGTGCTGGTACATCGTGGTGCCGCTGTCCGGCATGACACTGGACTGCTACATCGGCATGCCGCTGGGCACGGCACTGCGCCGGCCGCTGTACGCCTGGCGCTGGCTACGGCGTGGGCTGGTGGACATCCGCATCGCACCGTGCGAGTTCAAGCCATGATCCCCAAGCACTACAAAGGTCGCGGCCGGTGGTGGCAGGCAGACCAGCAGCGCAAGGCACCACCCCGCGACAACCCGCAACCCAACCGCGCCCCAACGGGCAAACGCAAGAGGCAATGGCGATGATCCGTCTCCGCATGCTGAACGACTACACCAACCCGCGTGCGATGGCCGCGCGCACCGTGAACGAGGCGCGGGCGCTGGCACCGCGTCGGCCGCACCTGACGCGCGTGGTGTCCTGGGCTGAAGCTGACGGCAGCACCTACAAGGTAGCCATCGCCGTGGCGCTGCGCGACGTGCTGCGCTCGCCGATCAAGGCATGGAAGCACCTGCATGCGCCGCCGATCATGTTCAAGAGCATGGTGGCCGCGATCAACGGCAAAAACATCTCCCACGCGGAGATGGAAGCGTGACCACGCTGATAGAGGCAATCGAGCAGATGACCGACGAAGATGCCAACGTGGTTATCGTCACCGAGTCCGAAAGCAGTGACCGCATCATCAACAGGCTGGCCGCACGCATCCAACGCCTGAAGCAAGAGAAGCGCGCCATGCAAGAGTCCATCCGCGACTGGGACACCAAGGTGCGCCAGCGGGATGACCTGATCGCCCTGCTGCGCGACCGTGTGCATCAGGCCAATGCGTCCGGCCTGCCCGTGGACGTGCCATGAGCCGGCGCCAACGCCTCAAAATGGTTCCACGCAACTGGCAATGGCAGCACGTGCGCCGGATGCGCCGTGCCTCACGTCAATTCAAGGCGCGACGGCAAGCCAAGCCGCCGCTATGGGCCTATCTCTCACTGGACATCAGGGTGCGCAATCGAGACTTGCGGCTACGAAACATCAACAGCGGCATAGCCAATGACTGACCACGATTCCCAAACTGGTAACCCAGAACATGAAATCCATCCCGATTGGCAGGCATGGATGGACGCCAGCGCGTTCACCCACGCCGAAGCGCGCAAGGAACTGGGACTCGCCAACGGCACGTTCTACCGCCGCATCGCCAAGGCACCGAGCCGGATCGAGCAGCTTGCCATGCGCGCGTCGTTCGAAGGCCTGGAACCGATCGACTACACCGACATCCCGCCACCACCGAAGCTGAAGCCAAGGAGCCACCCATGAGCACCATGATCCCACCACTGCATCCCGCTCAACTCCGCGCCATGAGCCGCGAGCAGCTGATCGACCACATCAGCGCGCTGGAAATCTACATTGGAGACCTACTAATCACCAAGCCATCAGGCATCAGCGCCGAGCAGGCCTGCGGCATGCGGCCGTTGCGCATGGGCGATCCGGGCTACGGCATGACCCGCCATGCAGCGGTCAACCCGTTGCGCGGCATGCAAGATGGCGTTCTCCATACCGGCAAGATGCCCGCCAGCGACACGCCAGACTTCAACGACCTGCGCAACGCGGTCATCGACCAGTGCGTCGAGAAGCCGGACAACGACGTGCCGCACATCGTGCGCCGGATCGAAGCCCTGGAAGAGGCACAGCAGAGCTACCACGCCAGCGGCCACCAGGCTATCAACGAGGTCAGCCAGCGCGTGGATCACCTGACCACTGGGCTGCAAAACCTGGCCGGCCGCCTTGGGCACGTGCTTCGCTGATGCCAGCCGCGCGCGCAACGATCACCGAGACCGAGCGCCTGTTTCGCGTCGCGCGTTGGTTCGCGCAGTGGGACATGGACTATGGCTGCCCACCCAAGGCGAAGCAGATCATGGACGCTTGGCAGGTGCACCGCGCCACCGCGTTCCGCTGGCTGAAGGCCTGGCGCGATGCCAGCAGCTAAGCCCACGATGCGCGGCATCGGCCAGCCGGTGGAGTTGCCCAAGAACCAGTTCGCAGCGCACTTCATTGTGGCGCAGTGGTGCGTGCGGCGCGGCAAGGTACCAAGCACGCGCCAGCTGCGCGCCAAGTTCGGCGTGAGCATGCACACCGCGCAGGCCTGGCGTCGCGCCATCTTGATCTACCTTTTACCCACCAAGACGCCGGTGGTGCGTAAACGCGAAGTGAAAGGTGTAGGCTTGCCCGCGCCCGCGCCCTTGCGCCTTGCCGACCTGATGAAGAGGATCAAACATGCGTGACTCGAACGCTCAAGTCCCCGAAGGCTATCCGGAGCCGGGCGACACGCCCGCACCGAAGTCGATCGTCCATCCGCCGCTCGAAGTCGCTGGCCCGATTGCGTCGGTCGATGGCGTGGTCACCTACGCCAACCCGCATGGCCTGCCGGTCGATGGCGACACCTCCATTGCGGGCGAAACTGGCACCGGCGACGGCGTCCACACCCCCGAACCGACCGAAGGCGCCACCGCTGCGGCTGGCGACGGCGTGCACAACGTCGAAGGCGGCCCGATCAAGGCAGTCGATACCGCTGCGGTCAAACACGACGGCGTGATCGAAACGCTGGAAGCCGAAGTGAAGCACGTGGCCGAAGGCCTGGCTCACCTCATCCACCCGGACGCGCCGTGATGGTCGGCATCCTTCCGCCGGAAAAGGGCGACATCAAGACGCCGATCGGTGCGCCAACCACCTCGACATCGAGTTCGACGCGCACCATCGTCATCGGCGTCATCGTGATCCTGGCGCTGATCGCCCTCGGCTACGTCCTCACGCGAGGCTGAAGCCGTGGGCATCGTGCGGCTTCGCACTCCGCTCGGCACATTGTGGTGCCTGTCGATCGACCGGCACTACATCTCTCTTTCCACAATCTGGCAGCGACCACGCATCAGCCTGGGCCTCATCTGGTCATGGCTCACTACGGAACCTGACGCATGAGCACCACCCCGCTCCTATCCATCGGCAACAGCGACGCGACCAGTGGCTCGTTTACCGTGATCGCTGGCACGCCGCAGAACGTATCGCTGGACACCGGCAGCGATGGCCCGCCTGCACCGCTCGCCGAAGTGGCGATCGAGCAGCAGGGCAGCGGCGGTCACTGGCACCGCGTCGGCACCCTGAACGCGATCATGTCGGCCGGCTCCATCAGTGCACCGGGCACCTACCGCGCGCACCGATTCGCCATCGGCAACGTGAGCGTCGGCGTCGATCTTTCCAGCTGATATGGAAAACGTCCTGCAACCCATCCTGATGCCGTTGCAGCGGGATGTCATCGGCGCATCCACCGGCGGCCCAGTCAAGCCGATCGTGCAGGACTTCACCCTGGCGAGCACGCCGGCTGGCTACACGTTCACTAGCAGCGGCGGCAAGACCTACTTCAAGGCCGATGGCCTGATGTATACCTCGGCCGCCAACGAGTGGCCGTTGGAGTTCGACCCGGTCAGCCACGCGGCGCTCGGCCGGTCGGTATGGGAAGCGCGCAACAACAACTGCAAGTATTCCGATGACCTGACCAACGCGGCCTGGGTCAAGACCGGATGCACCGCTGCGCTGACGCAAACGAACCTGTTCGGCGTCGCCAACGCGGCCTCGACGCTGACCGCGACCGCTGCCAACGCCACGGCCAAGCAGACGATCACGCTGACCGCGACCGCCGCGCCGTCGATCTACCTCAAGCGGATCACCGGCACCGGCACCATCAACATCAGCCGCGACGGTGGCACCACGCTCGTGCCGGTCACCCTGACGAGCAACTGGCAGCGATTCTTCATCGCCTCGGCATCGGTCACCAACCCGGTGTTCACGATCCAGATTGTCACCAGTGGCGACGCGATCGGCGTGTGCGGCGCGCAGATGGAAACGCTGCAATTCTCCGGCGCCTGCGGCTTCGCTGGCCCGCTGATCCCGACCACCTCGGCAGTCGTCACCCGCCTTGGCGAGACATGCGTGATGGCGAGCCTGTCCTCGCTTGGCGCCTTCAATGCCAGCCAAGGCACGCTGGCTATCCACGGCATCGCGCCACTGGGCACCAACCTGACGAACTTCAGCCACCTTGCCACGCTGTCCGATGGCACCGGCAACAACGTGATTCGGCTGTACCTCGCCGCCGCTGCCGCCGCGCACACGATCTTCGCCAACGGTGGCGTGGTGCAATCGAACCTGGGCGAAGGCACCGCGACCTACAACGCCGCCTTCAGCCTGGCGTGCAGTTGGAGCACGAACAACGTGGCCGGCTCGCTCAATGGCGCGGCGGCCGTCACCGCATCGTTGTTCACCGTGCCCGCGTTCACCCAACTGGAACTGGGCAACCAGACCGGCACGGCCGGGCGTGGCTGGCAGGGCATCATCAGCAAGCTGGTGTATCAGCCATCGCAGGTGAGCAACACGGTGCTGGCAACGCTGTAATGAACGCGCTGCGGCCCGAGCCGGTCAACTGGCGCGACCAGTTCGGCACGACGCGGCCGAAGATGGACGCCAAGAGCGCCGCCGAGTTCGCGCAATGGCTGCTGTCGTTCCGCACGCGGCCGTGGGACTGGGTGTGTGTCTGCTACCCGTGGGGCGTACCCGGCTCGCCGCTGGAACATCGCGTGCCCGAGATGTGGCAGCGCGAGTGGTTGCAAGACCTGCAACACGAGCTTGAGCGCACCGATCTTCCACCCGAAGCGGTGATGAACCGCGTGATCCGCATGGCGACGGCAGCCGGCCACGGTGTCGGCAAGTCGGCGCTGGTCGCCTGGCTCGTGCACTGGTTCACCTCGTGCTTCCCTGGCGGTCGTGGCGTCATCACGGCATCGACGGCCACCCAGCTGGAAACCAAGACCTGGCGCACGCTGGCCGAGTGGCACAACCTGGCGATCAACGGCTGGCAGGTGGAGTGGACGGCCACGCGCTACCGCCATCGCGACATGCCCGAGACCTGGTACTGCTCGGCGATCCCGTGGAGTGAGCACAACAGCCAAGCGTTCGCGGGCGAGCACGGCAAGTACGTGCTGATCGTGTTCGATGAAGCGTCGGCGATCGCGCGCACGATTTGGGAAGTCATACGCGGTGCGTTTACCACCGGCCTGATTATCTTCTGCGCGTTCGGCAACCCGACCGAAGGCGAGGGCGGCTTCTACGATGCGTTCAACAAGGAAGCGGCGCTGTGGCATCGCTTCCGCGTCGATGCGCGCGAGGTCTCGTTCGCCAACAAGGAAGAAATCGCCAACTGGATCGAGTTGTACGGCGCCGACTCCGACTACTGCCGCACCCGCATCTACGGCCAGTTCCCGCGCCTGACCGCGACCACCTTCATCAACTCCGAAGTGGTGCAGCAAGCGGCGCTGCGCATCATCGAGTGGAAGCATATACCGCGCATCGTGCCGCGCCTGATGGGCGTTGACCTGGCACGCCAAGGCACCGACTTGAACGCGATCGTGCGCCGCCAGGGGCGCAAGGTGCACCCGAAGATCGACCAGTGGAGCGAGCGCGACGCGATGGTCAGCGCCGACTACATCGCCCGCGAAATCAACGAGTGGCAACCTGACCTGGTGTTTGTCGATGGCGTGGGCCTGGGCGGCCCCGTGATCGACTACCTGCGCCGTCGCGGCTATGACCGCATCGTGGTGGACGTGCAATCGGGCGCCAAGCCGAACAACCCGGATGACGCCAAGCGATACGCCAACATGCGCACCACCATGTTCGCGCGGCTTCGCGAGGCATTGCCCTACATGGACATCCCGCCTGACCCAGGCCTGATGGAAGAACTGTGCGCGCCGAAGTTCCGCTTCGAGACCAAGACTGACCGGCTGCTGCTGGAACCCAAGGCCGAGATGGCCGCGCGCGGTGTGCGCTCGCCGAACGTGGCCGACGCTCTGGCGTTCACCTACTGGTTCACCATGCCGACCGCGCTCGCCGCCGGTGCTGGCTACTCCGAACCGGACGAAGTGTAGCGGTCGCTCCACGCAGCGTGTAAACGTATATGCTTGCCCGCGTGAACGCATCGTTCACCTACGCGAGGAAATCGTGATGGCAAAGCTCACGTCCGGTCAGCGCAACAAGCTGCCCTCGGCCGACTTCGCCGGCCCCGGCCGTTCCTATCCCATGCCCGACAAGAGCCACGCCGCGAACGCCAAGGCGCGCGCGACGCAGGAGGTCAAGGCCGGCAAGCTGTCATCGGGCGAGGCTTCGAAGATCAAAGCCAAGGCCAACAAGGTGCTGGGCAAGTAGGCACCGCCATGTCCGACGCCAAGCTGTTCGTCCTCAATACGCCGCCGGTCAAACCGACGGTCACCAACACCACTGTGGCGGCAGACCTACGCGAACTGGCCGCCGAAGTCGAACAAGGCGTGTTCGGCGACGTGGACTTGGTCATCAGCGTGCTCGAAAACAGCGAAGGCAACCTGGCCCGCGCGCTGTGCGGCGAGCGCGTCAGCCGATCCCGCGTGTGCGGGCTGCTGACCTGGTCAGCCCACAACCTGATGAATCGCTGCTGATGGACGCCTTCGACTGGGTGCTGCTCGCTGGCCTTGGCCTGCTGCTGGTCGGCGCGGTCGGCCTGGTGGTGTGGATCGCCACGTTCAAGCTGCCTGAAGAGGAAGAGTGATGGCGGCACACCTGACCATTCGCAACGATGGCCCGGACGATGCGGAAATCCGCATCGCGCATCGCTCGCGCGTCATCAAGGCCGGCCAGCAAGTCATGGTCAGCACGCGCGTGACGGCCGACATCCTGCCGCTGGCGAAGATGACCCCCACCGAGCTTGCCATGCACATGGGCACGCCCACCGCCATTCCCCAGGCGCCGTTGCGCTATGAAGAGGACTGATCGCATGAAACTCGACGGCAACCAGTTCGCCATTGGCGAACCCCTGTCCCTGAATGTAGGTGATGTCCACGTCGCGGTCACCGTGGTGGCGATCCACCTGACGCAATCGACCGTGAGCTATGACGTGCAGTGGGGCGGCCTGCTGCTGCGCCAGATTCACGCGAGCTACCTGTCGGTGCCCAAGTCGGCGCTGGCCGCGCAGAGCAGCAAGGCCTACGCGCCGACATGAATCCGCGTGACGCCAACATCGCGCCGCCTGCCACCAGTCCCAAGACGGTGGACTGGGAGATGCTGTGCCAGATGGCCGATGGATCGCGTGACGTGGTATCCGCCTATGCGTTCGGTGGCTCGGCCCCGACCACCATCAAACTGACCGGAGCGCAATCGCTCTCATCCAGCCTGCCCGTTGGATACACCCGCCTGTTCGTGGAGTTCACGCCGTATGCGTGGAACCCGGCGAACCCGAGCTACAACGGAGCATGAGCCATGTCTGTCGCTGACCTTCATGTCAACACCATCGACCTACCGGCCGTCGCGCTGCCGCGCGGCGACGTGGTGTTCGATGACCAGCAGCTGCTCGCCTTCATCAGCGACGGCACCCGTGGTGGCCTGACGCCGTTCGGCGGCGGTGGCAGCGGCCCCTCGATCCCTGGCCCGCCCGGCCCGCCCGGTACCAACGGCGCGCTCGGCCCAGTCGGCCCGACTGGCGCACCGGGAACCAACGGCCCGACTGGCCCGGTCGGCCCCACCGGCCTGACCGGCCCGCAAGGCGCCATCGGCCCGATCGGCAACCCTGGCCCACCCGGTGCACCTGGCCCTACCAGCGTAGGCCCGACTGGTGCGCCTGGCCCGGTTGGCCCGGTCGGCCCGACTGGTGCGCCTGGCTCGACCAACCTAACCAGCATCAGCGGCGCCTCGCAAGTCGGCTACGCGCTGGACTCGGCCAGCCCGCTGACCGTGGCGTCGGTGCTCAACGAACTGCCGGTGTCGCCGTTGCGCTTCTGGCGTTCGGGCGATGGCGCCACCTCGATCACTTCGTCCGCTGCCGACTTCGCACCGGCGCTGACGCGCGCCATCGCGTTTTCCAACCACGTGAAGTGGCCCGCGTCCAAGGGCTACGGTGGTACCAACAACGCCTTCCTGGTCAACTCGGCGGTGAACTACACCGAGGGCTTGGTCATCGACGGCCCCGGACGCTGCGAAACCGCCGATCCGTCCGGCAGCTATTCGAGCACCGCGCGCATCATCGCGCCGAACGGCTACCTCAAGAATCCAGCGACTGGCACGATCAGCGCATCCAGCCGCCTGCGTATCTGCATCAAGAACCACCACGTCTACGGCGCCGCGTCGGGCAACACCGCGACAGCGATCAATGGCCCGTTCGGTGGCGTGGTCGAAGGCATGCGCATCGAAGGCTTTACCAACGGCGTGGTGAACGGATCGAGCTTCCTGTCGCACTACCTCGATTGCACGCTCATGAAGATCACCGGCACGGGTATCGCGCTGAATGACTTCAACGGCGGCTCGATCCAGCGGTGCTTCTTCGGCGCGGACGTGGCGTGCCATTACGACTGCACCGGCGCACCCGTGCAATCGGGCACCGGCCCCGGCTTCCCGATGCTGTTCCACCTCAACAACCACAACTACGGCGTGACCTATACCAACACCGTGGTGGTGAAGCTTCGCGGCTCGTTCGTGTTCAGTTGCAACTACATGGAGGACTTCTCCAGCGCGCTCGATGGCAACATCCCGGTGCAGGTGTCCGTGCATGATGGCGACAACGCCTCCTGCACGATCTACAACAACACTATCAACGGCCACGGCTACGACGCCTGCGGCATGAACTTCGTTGCCAACACGAACTACTGGAACCATATCAACGGTTCCATGTGGGGCAACAACATCATGGGCCACAGTGGCAGCGGCCAGAAAGGCCCGATCTACTTCGGCAACGTCTCCGATGGCCTCAACAACCAGATCGTCGGCCTGCGCGTGTACGACGGCTACTACGGATCGGGCATCACCCAAGGCATCGTCAACGCCTCCGGCCAGTGGTCGAGCTACGCGCCCGTGTGCTTCTCGCAGTCGCATCCCGGCACCACGGTGTCCGGCTCGACCTTCATCCAGCTGCCGATCCATACCGGCAAGCTGATCGACCTCAACGGCGCGCTGCTGTCGAGCCACTACACCCTCGCCAACTACCAGTGGAAAACCACCAACTACTGGGAGGCGACCTGCAATATCGTCACTGGCTTGACCACCACCGAGGCCGCGTTCTTCCAGTCCACCGACAGCGGCGCGACCTGGACGCAGATCGGGCTTAGCCAGACTGGCAACAGCATCAGCCTGCACCTCATCACCCAGTTCGCCTCGAACGTGTTCCTGGCCGTGTTCGCGCGCAGCGGCGACACCGTGAGCTACCTGGACTTCTCGATCAAGTCGCTGGGAGACCGCCTCGCATGAGCCTGACGATCGAGCAGCAGGCCTTGCAGGCGGTCGATGCCTTCATCCGCGAGAACAACGTGGGTGCCAGCCTGCGCGGCCACGATCCGCACGGCGAGCCGCAGGGCATCGTGGATGACCACGGCGCGCTGATCGGGCTGTCGGCCAGCACGCACATCCTGGTGAAGGACATCGCCGACTTGCTGACGCGGCGCATGCCCGGCTTCCATTGGGCGGTGCAGCCGTCCGAGCGCGGCAAGGTGTTCAACATCTTCTGCCTCGACTTCTCCGGCCGCTACGGCTACCGCATCAAGTACGCCGACATCCAGCACGATCCCAAGCGCCGCGAGGTGCTCAAGGGCGGGCAGGAAATCCTTCGCCGCTTCCGCTATCCAGGCTATACCTACAAGGCCGAACTGATGGCAGCGATCGTGCGCAAGCCCAACGGCGAGGCGATCCCGGACGTGACCGACCAGGAGCGCAGCCGCTTCCGCGACCAAGCCGCTGTCGATTACGCGATGGCAAGCGGCCACGCCACCATCAGCACCGACGCCCAGGGCCGAACCATCGTGGGGATCACCCAGTGAGCCAGTCACCGTTCGATCCGACTTCGACCGACAAGCTCGAAGGCAGCAACACCGACCTGGCGAGCCTGATCCCGTTCCTGACCGGCGGCGCCACGCCCGAGATGTCTGCGCAGGAAGGCTTGCGCATGCCGCTGTCACCGCGCCCTATCCGTGGCGCCGGACGGCCGGAAGAGCCGCTGATCGACGCCAAGCCGCTTCAGTATTCGCCGCGCAGCGACGAGGACATGCTGGCGCTGGCGCGGCAGAGCTTCAGCAACGCCGAGAGCTACTTCAACGCCAACCATCGCAGCCGCATCATGGACGCGATGGCGCGGTTCAATTCCGAGCATCCCAAGGGCAGCAAGTATTGGACGCCCGCGTTCGAGAAGCGTTCGAAGCTGTTCCGGCCCAAGACGCGCTCGACCATCCGCAAGCGCGAGGCGGCGGCGGCTATCAGCCTGTTCGCGTCAGCCGACATCGTCAACATCTCGGCCACGTCCGGCGATCCTGGCGCGGCGCTCGATGCGCGCGTCCAGCAGGAATTGCTCAACTACCGCATCAACGAGGACAAACGGTGGTACGTGTTCACCGTGGGCGCGGTGCAGGACGCCGACCGGCAGGGCTTCGCCATCGCCAAGACATACTGGGACTACGACGAGTCGAACCGCTACTACGACGAACTGCATCCGGAGCTTGGCCCGATCAAGCGCGTCGATACCGTGGCGAGCGTCGATCGTCCTGGCTTCAAGCTCATCCCGATCGAGAACTTCCTGTTCAGCCCGGCGGCTGACTGGATGGACGTGGTGGCAAGCTCGCCGTACATCATCGAAATCATGCCGATGTATGTGTGTGATGTCCTACGTTACATGAGCAACCCGAACGCGCGGCTGAAGTACAACAAGCTGACGCCGCAGCAGCTGATGGCTGGTGGCACGGCGGCACAGTGGGATTCGATCCGGCTTCAGCGCGAGCGCAACGCGCAGAGCCGCTTCGACCGCAACGGCGAGGTCTCCGACTACGCCATCTGCTGGGTTCACCGCAACATCATGCGCATCGACGGCGAGGACTATATCTACGATACGGTCGGCACCGAACTGATGCTGTCCAACGTGATCCCGCTGTCCGAGTTCGACCCGCGCGGATACCGTGGCTACATCGTCGGCTCGACCATGATCGAGTCGCACAACCCGTACAACGCCGGCACGGCCACGCTGATGGCGCCGATGCAGGACGAGATTACCGACACCGCCAACCTGCGCCAGGACGCCAACAAGATGGCGACGGCCGGGCGCACGTTCGTCAAGCGCAACACCGGCCTTGACCTTCGCGCGATGGCTCGCTTCGCGCCAGGCGCGGTGGTCGAACTGGAAAACCCCAACACCGACGTGAAGTGGGATCGCGCACCGGAAGCGCCGCGTGGCTCGATGGAAGAGCACCAGCTGATGAACGTGGAGTTGGATGACCTGGTCGGCAACTTCAGCCAGGCCAGCGTCAGCAACAACCGCAACCTCAACGAGACCGTCGGCGGCATGCAGATGCTCGGCGACTCGGCCAACCAGCTGACCGAGTACGACCTACATACGTTCTGCACCACGTTCCTGCAAGAGGTGCTGGGCCAGCTGCTCGACTTGCTCAAGCAGTGGGAGACCGACCGGACGCTGGCAACCATCATCGGCACCAAGCTGGCGGTTTCGGCCAAGCAGTTCTGGCAGGCGCTGGGCACCGAGTCGAAGGTGACGGTCAACGTCGGCTTCGGCGCGACCAACCCGGCCAAGCGCATTGAGCGCACCGAACTGGTCTTGAGCACGATCGCCAAGTTCTTCCCGATGCAGCTGATGAAGTCCGACCAGGACGAGTTCATGAAGGACTTGTTCGCCGCCGCCGGCTACTCCGACATCAGCCGCTACTTCCCGATGATGGATCAGAAGCAGAGCAACGATCCGCAGATTCAGGCACTTCAGCAGCAGGTGGAGCAACTTCAGATGCTGACCTATCCGCAGCAGGCGCATATCCAGGGCGTGCAGGCGGTGGCGACGATCCGCGCGCAGGCGGCCGAGCGCATCGCCAGCATCGCGAGCAACACGCAACTCACCAACAAGAACGCCGAACTGCAACTGGCCTACATCGAGTTGCAGTTGGAAAAGGAAAAGAACGAAATCGCGCGCGGCAACCTGATGATGGCCCGCGAGAAGCTGTCGAACGACATCGCGATCCAGCGCAGCGAGTTCCTGCTGCAACAGGCCACCGCGATGGCTTCGCCGAACCCGCCGGTGGTCGCACCGCCCGATGGCGGCCCGCAGCCGCAGCAACTGGCGCTGCCGGACAGCAACGTGACGCTGCCGAACTTCCAGCAGGACGTGCAATCGGCAGGCGGCTACGCCAACGCCAACGGCGGCCAGGCCGGCCCCAATAACGGGATGCCAGGCCAGTGAGCACGAACCAAGGGCCGCAGCCCCTCAAGCCCGAGGACGACTGGGTACGCGGCAACGCGCTGGCCCTGGGCCGCACGCTGGCCGACGCCGACACCAGCGACGCCACGCTATGGCAGCGGCTGTACCTGGGCGACGCGGCCGTGCGCGTGATGCGCGGGATCGCCGAGACCCCTGATGTCGCCAAGGTGGTTGGCTACCTGGTGGCGTGCTGCGAAATCGAAGTGCAGCGCGGCAGCCGCGCGCTGCTGGAAATGAGCGACATCAGCACACCGAAGGCGCGCGACTTGCACTTCGACATCCGAGTGGCGGCTGAAATCGTGAGCCGGCTCAACCAGATGGTACGCGACGGCATGGCCGCAGCGGCCGAAATCGAAACCCACGAAGGCGATCAATCATGACCACTGCAACCGACGACGCAGCCACCAAGGCGCTGCACGCGCAAGCCGACGCCACCAAGCGCGACCTGTCCACCGCCGCTGGCGTGAAGGTGCCCGACGGCAGCGAAGCCAACCCCGGCCAGCGCATCGACCCGTTCGAAGCACTCAAGGCCATGTTCGCCAAGTCCGATGCGATCCACGACGCCGAGGCGGCCGAGTCGATCGACGGTCGCCTGGACGAAGTGGAACTGGCCCGCGTGCGCGCGATGGAAGCCGAGGCCGGCGTGCGCAAGCAGCCCACGCAGCCGGCGGATCGCACGCTTCACCTGCCCGTGAAGAAAGATGTCACACCTACTTCACAAAGTCAGAATGAGCGTGTTACGCTCGATTACAACGGGAGCCAGATCAGCGTTTCGCAGGCTGACCTCGACCGGGCAGGTGGCGTGGAGCTTTACATCCAGCGCCGCCAACTGGACGAACAAGCCCTCGCCATCGCGCGGCAGCAACTGGAATTGCAGCAGCAGATGGCCGACATGCAGCGGCTCCGAGAGGAACTACAACGTGGCACCAGCCACGTGGGTCAAGGAAACGACCCTGCCATCAGCGGTGCCGGCCCGGCATCGCAGCATCGCAACGATGCTGGCGCCACGGGTGTGGATGAGAACGCGCTCGCCGAAGAGCTTGCCGGTCAAATCTACTCTGGTGATCGCGAGGATGCCGCCAAGGCGATCCTTCGTCTGATCCGCCTGAACCGCGCACGCGGCGACACGCCGGACGTATCGGCGATCGTCAAGCAGGTGCAGGCCGAAATGGGCGCGAGCGCCAGAACTGAAGCCGCACTTCCCCCTGTGAAGATGAACCCGGCACTGGAAGCAGTCAACCGGCAAATCAACGACATGGCGAACCGCGAGTTCGGCGACCTGATGAAGAACACCGAGGCGCGTGCTGCTGCCTTCGAACGGTTCAAGAACCTGGTCAGCCAGCCCGAGAACAAGGATCGCCGCGCTGTCGATGTAGCACGTGAAGCGTGCGAGCAGGTGGAACAACTCTACGACCCGGCCCGCGCCAAGGTTGTGGAACGCAAGCGAGGCTTGCAGCCGGTTTCGACAGCCAGTGGAACAGCACCAGTCGCGGGCGAAGTGCAAGTGCCAGACAACAGCGAGTTCGTCGCAATGATGCAGGCACAGCGCGCTTTCGGCCGACGCACCCAATAACCCGGCATGGCCGCACGCCCTGCCACCGATGGAGAAGATTTATGAGTGGTCAGGTTTGGGGTATCAACGCCCTCGGCGGCTACATGTACGCCAACGAACTGTCGAACGTGCTGCGCATGCAGCTGCTGCCGACGGTCAAGTTCCGCCAGTTCTGCGACGCCAAGGATGCGACCGCGAAGGGTCTGCATACCGGCGACCTGTTCAACTGGAACGTCTACAGCAAGCTCGCTTCCGGCGGCGGCACGCTGGACGAGAACATGGAAATGCCGACCACCAACTTCACGATCACCCAGCAGTCCTTGCAGGTGACCGAGTACGGCAACTCCGTGCCCTACACCGGCAAGCTCGATGACATGTCGAAGGTGCCGGTCACCGAAATCATCAACAAGGTGCTGAAGGTTGACGCCAAGGAAACGCTCGACGGCGCGGCCTGGGCGCAGTTCAACCGCAGTGTGATGAACGTGGCGCCGACCGGTGGCACGTCCACCACCAGCGTCACCGTCACCGCTGGCAACACCGCGATCACCAACAACGTTCCCCTCAACAACAACCACGTCAAAGCCATCTCCGACGTGATGAAGGAGGGCAACGTCCCGGCGTACACCGGCGATGACTACTACGCCATCGGCTGGCCGACCACCTTCCGCCCGTTCAAGAACGCGCTGGAAGCGATCCACATGTACGTGCAGACCGGCTTCGACCTGATCGCCAACGGCGAAGTGGGCCGATACGAAGGCATCCGCTTCATCGAGCAGACCGCCATCGCCCACGGCGGCGCGGTCAACGCCACCGCGTACACGTTCCGCAACCCGGTGCCGTGGACGAACGGACAGTCGGACTGGGTGTACTTCTTCGGCGCCGACACGGTGGCCGAGGCGATCGTCAACCCGGAAGAGATTCGCGGCAAGATTCCGTCGGACTTCGGCCGCAGCCGTGGCATCGCCTGGTACTACCTGGGTGGCTTCGGCCTGGTTCACGGTGCGACCGCTGGCGACGCCGCCAACGCGCGCATCTACAAGTGGAACAGCGCCAGCTGAAGTGTCTCCGCCGGGCGGCAAACGCCGCCCGGTCACCGATCAATCAGGTGCCACAAGGAGGCACTAAACCATGAGCCAGTACGACAACCTCGTTACCTATGCCGTCCGCTTTCCGGGCGTCAACTTCGGTGCGGGCACCACGAGCCAGCTGCTCAAGGTGCCGCGCAAGTGCAAGCTCGCCCGCGTGCTCGACATCTTCGTCAACGGCACGGTGCTGTTCACGCAGGTGACCACGCCGGCGATCGTGCAGATCGGCGACGGCACCACGCCGGACATCTTCGCCTCACTGGTGGTCGGTGCGCTCGCTGCTGGCGCCACGATCGGCGGCGGTGACACGCTGAACGGCGTGCACAAGTCGTTCTACCTGGCCGCGAACTACAACAGCGGTGCGGGCCTGCATGACCTGACTGCAACCTTCGTCGCCCCCACGGGTGGCTCGCCGGCCGGTACGGGCGACGTGACCATCATCCTGGGCGTCGATCAAATCGGAGCGTGAAGAAAATGAAGACGACCAGCAGTGGTGGTGAAGCCAACGTGGTGGAGCAGGTTCCGCTCGCCAGCGAGTTCGCCGGTGCGAACGACAATCCCGGCAAGCTGTTCGGCGACAAGACGCACCGCCCGGTGCCGTCCAAGGGAGCCGACCTGTCGATGGGCCTGTCCATGCGCCAGTCGTTCGCCGACGAAGACCCGGCCGAGACCGGCCAGGATCGTTCGGATGCGAACGGCAAGCCCGGCGGCCCGGCCAAAGGCCCGGTGGACAACTCGGGAGCCAGCGCCTCGCTGACCTGGGGTTGATCCTCGCCGGATGTTGAACTAACGCGCGGCGAGGCTGGGTGATCCGGCCTCGCCGTTTTCTTACCCGCAAGGAGAGTACCCATGTCAGGTTTGCAAATGCAGTTGAACCACGATGTCGCCTTCAGCAAGGTGTTCGCCGGCTCCGGCGAGCAGGCCGAAATCGACAAGCCGGTCAAGTTCTACCAGCACGGCTTGTACTTCGGTGCCGACGGCCGGCTGCTGGTCGATCACCCCTACAACGCCGACAAGATCGCGCTGCTGACGCGCCTGGGCCTTAGCTCGGACGAAGTGCCGTCGCAGGCCGAGGAAGTCAAGCCGATGCGCGAGCCGGTCAACCAGCAGATTCTCGATGCGCTGGCCGACAAGGACGACGAGGAAATCCAGCTGCTCGCCGACGAACTGGTGTCGGCGCTGCACGAGGCCCGCACGCCGACCGACTTCAAGCCGAACAAGGCTGACCGCGCGGCGATGGTGCGCTTCATCGCCAAGCACACGAGCTAAGCGTGTCGCGCACCTTCCTACAGCTTTGTCAGGACGTGGTGGCCGACCTGGGCGTTGCCGGTGGCACGCTGTCGTCGGTCACCTCAAGCTCGCTCAACCAAGAGCAGCTGCGCATCATCGGATGGGTAGCGCGCGCCGACCTCACAATCCAAAACCTTTGGGCTGACTGGTCATTCCTGTGGTATCGCGATCCGGCCGTGATCGCGCAGGCTGGCGCATCGCAGCTGGCCGTCACGCTTCCATCGTGGGCTGCAAGCCTACAAACGATCGACCGCTGCTCGATGTGGCAGGACTACGGCCTGTCCACGTCGCGCGTGGTGCCGTGGATGGACTGGGAGCGATTCGCGAGCCTGTAC